GAACCATCATAAAATTTAAATATGGAATCAAAATTATATTTTAAATAGTATAAATAGTCTGTACGTTGTTGAGTAACATTTGTAAGTAATATGTTATCGGTTTTATTTTTAGTACTTGATAATAAAAAGTTTTGGTTTGGAGAAAATGTATAATCTTGTTTAAAGAATATTCGTTCCCCATTTTTATCTAACACTTCATTAGGGTAGTGAATTAAATTACCAATGATATCTCTATTATTATCTTTATTCCATTCAGTACAAGTACCCCAGTCTTCGATTAGTTTAACGTCAATATTATTTTCCTTTAACGCATAATCAAATCCCCACATTTCAGATTCCCATCGTCCTGTTTGTCTACGAATACTTTCACAAAATTCAGTATAGTTAGGAGATATTGTTTTTAATGTTGAAAATTTTAAAGCAAACGGATACATCATTCCTTCATCACTATCATAACGTTTCCAATCAGGTAAATGCGTGAAATGAATGAATTTTTGACCTATTACTTGATTATCTTGGATATCTGTATCTATTGGATTTATAAATACCATGTCGGGATCTAAGAATAATAATTTATCTTCATCCTTAAAGTAATTATTATTGCATAACCATTCTATTGATTTATACTTATTAGGAATACCACCCCACCAATCGTTATTATTTTGATTTTGCCATTGATCTGCCCAATCAGGTAAATTAATTATAGTCACATCTGAAGGAAATGAAAATGAGGGATTTTCATCTTTATGTCCTACATCTTCAGAAAGTAAAATAATTAATTTACCTTTTTGTTTTGTTTTTTTAATTGACCAATATAACAATTTTAACTGCCATGATTGGTAGTCACACTTGCTAGTACTCACAACTATATAATCCATTTATTATCCTATATAAGTATAATCTGATAATTTATAATGTATAAACATATTTCGGTAAAATTCACCTTCAAATGGATCTGGTCGACCATGTTTACAAATTGCTGATTCATATAAAATCATATCCCCAGGTTCAGCATAAATTTTATGCCATTCACCATCATGATCTTGGAAATCTAATGACCAATCTTGATCTACTTGTTTATCAACTATAACAATAGAAGAAACATGATGGGTTTCTGGTCTATCTGTATGGTTTTCTAGTATAGCTCCACGCATATATGATCTAATACCATATATACAAACTGGTTCAATTAATTGTCCAGCAAATTCTGTATGGATTGGTTTTAATTCTTCCTGAATGATTTCTTTAATTCTGAAACAATGATCCATATTAAGTATTTCTACAGGAGCATTACCATCTTTATCATGAATGAAATCTGTAATTCCGTTCCAGTCTTCTTTTGTTTTAACAGATTGTAATAATTGATATGCTTCTTGAATTAATCTCCAAGTATTTTCAGGAACTTTTACTACTTTAAACCCTAGGGGACTTAATTTAGGTAGTTCATTTGATGTTCTAAAATTATATTTTTTATTTTTATTATGGTATTCGGTTGCTAGTCTTTCATCTTCAATAGAATTATATACTTTTTCTCTAAACCATTTAGTAATAATTATTTTCTTCCCTTTTACAACAGCTAAACCAGAATGATGACTAGCAGGATTTTCACTTCCATTCCCATCTGAATTTTTCCAAACAACAGCGGTTCCTTTTTTAGGCGATATTTTCTGTTCTATACGTGGAAACTCAGTTTCACCACCTTCTTCAACATCATTCAAATAAATCATAAATGTCCAAGTTCGTTGGCCACTAGATAGACAATGATTAGTATAACTATCTCCTTCAAAATAATCATTATGATAATTAAAGTATTGGCTTTCTAAATAAATTTGTCCTTGAGTAGGTTCTGAATATTCACTTGGAACTCCTAACTCGGTATACATTTTATTATTAATGATTTGGAATTTGGGATCATTATCAGGTATTGTTGAAGTACTACTAGTACGACCTTCATTATATACTGATTTCTCTGATCCTAAACCAGCAACAGTAGAACGAGTGTTATTGTTTTCAATATGATTACATAAGTAATCACACTCATCATCAGTTAAAAAATTAGGGATAGTAAATATTTCTAATCCCTGGTTGTTTTCAATGTAGTTTCTATTGTTTTGCATTTTTTAATTCTTCATCGGTGAAAAATTGTCTTAAATTAGGGGCAAAATAAGATAATGATTTCTGTACTTTACGATCTTCTGAACGGTATACTACAAATTTATCACCACGTTTTTCAAAATGACATGGACGGCCAGATGCTGCTGTTCTAAATTTAGCAGTTGCATCAGCTTCTTCCTCTGTAGCACACGATTTAGATAAATTAGATTCCTGTACTTCATTATATGCAGCTAGGAATTTATCTTTCAAACCAAATGCCATAATACCAGCAGATAACACGTACATAATATCACAGAATGCATCTAATACTTCTACGATATCTCCATCTTCAGCAGCAGCTTTGTATTCATCTAATTCCTCTAAAATGAAATTATAGATAAAATCACGTTCCATTTTTTCAGGAATTGTAGGTGTTTGGTTATTTAGTTTACCGAATAACTTATTGAATATTTCTACTTCAGAAATAAAATGCAGGCGATCATTATCGATCATTTTTTTAATAACTCCGTCTTGATAATTTTCCATTAAATATATGCTTGTAGGTTAAATTTTAACATTTCTAGTACTTCTTGTTTAGCTGTTTTTTGGTGGTCAGCAAATACACCTGATACTTCTGATGTCATCATACTAGCACCCATATGCTTAACTCCACGACACGATACACAATTGTGTGTTGCATGCATCATTACCATAATACCTTCATTACCTTCAATTAATTGATTCATAGCATTATGAATGGCCATAGTTAATTGTTCTTGAATAGCACCTCTACGTGAGAAATGTTCAACAACACGATTTAATTTTGATAATCCGATTACCTTTGATTCAGGACCAGGCACATATGCAATATGACATTTACCTAAAATTGCTTGGTGGTGATGAGAACACATTGATATTACTGGAATATCGCGCTCTAATACAATACCATTATAACCATCTGATGGGAATGCTGTAACATCACCTAATACTTCGTAACGTCCACGCCATAAATCATTAACGTATGCTTTAGCTACACGTTTTGGAGTGTTGGAGGAATTAGGATCATTACGCCAATCAACACCTAATGCGTCTAAGAAATTACCATATGCAACAGTTGCATTATCGATAATGGTTTGTTTTTCTTCTACGGTTAGAGAGCGTTCTTTGCCTTCGGTTTCAATGATTTGTTGTAAATGGAGTGAGATACCATTTGCATTACCTGAATTGGTAATTTCTAAATTGCTAATTTCGCACATAACTTATTGTTTAAATTTATAACTGAATTTAATTAGGAAAGACTTGATTGACAAGTCTCTCTATTATTTAATATTTTGATTGGGATTATATAATAGCCCAAGCTGCTGGGTTTTGAGTATTTTGTTGTAATTTATTTTTTACTTCTTCTTTACTCATTTCTGATTTTACACTCCCATCACTATTTAATGTAAATATAGATATACTTTCATTTCCTTCTTTATCAGAAAGTGTTGGATTTGCATATAATATAACATCTCCATTACTATTTATTTCAGCACATCCCTCAAGTTCACTCATGCTATACACACCAGGTTTTATATTTGATATAGCATTAGAATCAATTCCATAATCATCAAAGCTTTCAGCATCATAAGTAGATGAATTAAAACTATCTTTATCGAATCCATCATACCATTTATTAAATTCATCTTCGTTGAACTCATTTAAATCATACCCACTGATTTTATCTGATGTAGGGTCATAATAACCACCACCCCCAGATCCAACACCACCTAATATTCCATCACCAAATTCCATCCCAGCAGCTTCAAGTTTTGATGTTATATCTTCCATTTCATTTAATTGCTTAAATTCATTTTCATTAATTACACCAGCTAAGAACTGAAAACGAGCTTCTGTTAATGTTTTTTTCATTATTTTATTATTTTATTATTTAATACCTGCAATTTTATTCCAACGATATTCAATTTCACTCATTGGTTCCATTGAATCTTCTACTGCATTCATTCCTGAAGTAGCATTTTTGTTTTCTTTAGTATCAACGATTTCATCGTATTGATCCATTGTCATGATATCTCCATCAGCACACAATTCGATTAATTTTTCAGCTACGTCATGTAACTGCATATCATCAGTTGAGTCTTCACGAGCAAATTCTAGTAAACGTATAAATAATGGTACATCAACTGTGATGACATCCATTTTATTTTCTTCTTGTTCTTCCATTGTTGTTATTTGATATAAATATAGTAGAGAAATAAATTAATTACAAATTTAACTTAGAACCTATAGTAAAGAAAAATGTAGGTTTTTCAAATGTTGATGGTATATTCGATTTAACGTTGAAGTTAATTCTAAAACGTTTAGTTAATGGAATATCAAATGAATTACCTAACATAACATTAAAATTTTTATTTACTCTCATTATTGGATCACTCGTAATATAAGATGTCGGAGAATAAAGTAAAAACACCTCAGGTGTGAATTTAATTTTAGTTTTTGTTTCTAATGGTCTCATATA